AAACTTGTCCGAAGCAAAAATTAGAGCATTCAAAAACTTTATGTCTCGGCTCTAAAAACCAATAAATAAGTTTATAAACCACAGGAGTTATTCGAATGAACCCATTAGAAGTTGCCCAGCAGATTCTTGACGAAGAAATTGCTGAAGATGCAAAGGCTCTATTCAAGAAGAATAGAGATGAAAAAGGTGTCAAAGGCACCGCAGAGGACGCACACAAAGACGAAGACGACCTCGAACAACTTGACGAGGTTGAGCATGATGACGATGACGAGGCTGCGGCTTCTCTTCAGTCAAAGAATGTCTCTGATAAGCAATCTATGAGAACTGAGGGTATGCACGAGATGGACCACGAAGAGGGTTATCACGAAGGCCGTATGAAAGGTCTTATGGCTGGTTATCACGAAGCAATGAAAGAAATGGAACACGAAGAAGGTATGCACGAGATGGACCATGAAGAAGGCTACCATGAAGGTATGCACGAGATGGACCATGAAGAAGGCTACCATGAAGGTATGCATGATGATGAAGAAGAAATCTTTGCTGGCTACCACGAAGACATGCATGATGATGATATTGAGGAACGGAATCATGGCGGTGGCGGTCTTCCTCCGTGGGAGCCGACGCCTGTTGGCCCAAAACCACCGGTTGAGCCAGGTCCAGCACCATTTGTTCCTAGCGGCCCAAGAAGTTTAAGAAGAAGAAGAAGACTTTCCGCTGGATACCATGAAGGTATGCACGAGATGGATCACGAAGAGGGCTATCACGAGGGATATCACGAAGGTGTTCATAAAGCAATGAAAGAAATGGGACACGAAGACGAAGAAGAACTAATGGCTGGCTACCATGAAGGTATGCATGAGGGCTTCGAAGAAGCAGGTATCAATTATGGTGAAGAAGAAGAGAAGTCATTCGCTTCTGTGAAAGCCGCCATTGAAGGTGGTAAAGGCAGAGCATCACGCGGTGCTGCTTCTGGCTCAACCGCTAGTCAAGACATTGATACTGACAATCTTCCAGAGAACGTTGACTTTGAACTTGAAGAAGAACAAATTGGCGCCATGTTTGAAGGCACCGATCTTGAAGAAGACTTCAAGTTTAGAGCAAAAGTGATCTTCGAAGAAGCAGTCAATGATCGTGTTCGTGAAATTCAATCAGAACTTCAAGAAAGATATTCTGATTGGGCATCTGATAAAGTTTCATCAATTCGTGACAACTTGGTTGAAAGAGTTGACTCTTATCTCAACTATGTGATCACCGAGTGGGTGAAAGAAAACGAACTTGCCCTCGAAAATGGCATTCGTAACGAAATTAACGAAAGTTTCATCAATGGTCTTAAGACTCTGTTTGAAACCCACAACATCTCTTATCCTGATTCTCAGGTCAGCGTTGTTGATGGACTCTACGAGCAAATGCAGCAAGAACAACTCAAGAGAGAAGAACTTGCCAAGTATTACGATAACAAGATCAATGAAGAACTACAAAAGAACATTGAACTCAACGAAGAGATTGAAGATCTTCGTAGAGATCAAATTATTCGTGAAGCAACTGAAGATCTACCCCTTTCGCAAGTTGATCGTCTAGAGACACTTGCTGAAGATGTGGACTTCGTTGACGAAAACTCGTTTGCAAAAAGCATGAAGACCCTTCGTGAGTCTTATGTTCCAAGCAAGCGTAATCTTGTGATTCAAGACGACATCGATGTGCTTGCCGAAGGCAACACATCTGAAGATACACAAAAAGAAGATCTTAGCGAAAGTATGCAATCGTACTCGAATGCACTTTCAAGATATGGTAAGAATTAATTCGAATTCAATTCAGGAGTAAAATAAGATGGAAACATTAAACGAAAGACTACAATCAAAGTGGTCGCCAATTCTTGAGCATAATGATCTGTCTCCTATTAGCGATAACTGGAGAAAGACATGTACAACTCAACTTCTTGAGAACCAAGAGCGGTTCCTCAAAGAAGCCGCACCAGTGAACTCTGGTTTCGGCACATCGGGTAAACTCGACAAGTGGGATCCTATTCTGATCTCTCTCGTTCGTCGTGCTATGCCTAACCTAATTGCTTATGACATCGCTGGCGTTCAGCCAATGAGCGGTCCTACCGGTCTCATCTTTGCTATGAGAAGCCGTTACGAAAATCAAGATGGTGCTGAGGCACTCTACCACGAGTCTGATCCTCGATTCTCTGGTGGTACAGGTGCTACTCACTTTAGTGCAGAAGCAGGCGATAATGCCGGTGTTGATCCTTTCTCCAACGGTGTGTCTAGCACCCTCGGTGGTATCGGTAACACCAGTGGTCCTGGTGGCGGTGGCGCTGATCCTATGTCGGCTGCCCTCGGTGAAGCACTCGGTGATGCCTCTACAAACCCATTCGCTGAAATGGCGTTCACAATTGAGCAGACATCCGTGACTGCTAAGACTCGCGCCCTCAAGGCTGAGTACACAACTGAACTCGCTCAAGACCTCAAGGCTATCCACGGTCTTGATGCCGAGACAGAACTCGCAAACATCCTCAGCAACGAAATTCTTGCTGAAATCAACCGCGAAGTTATTCGTAAGATTTATGATGCTGCGAAACTCGGCTGCCGTTCTGGTAGCACAACCACTGAAGGTATCTTTGACTTGAACACAGACTCTAACGGTCGTTGGTCTGTCGAAAGATTCAAAGGTCTTCTCTTCCAAATCGAAAGAGAAGCAAACTTCATTGCTAAGGATACTCGTCGTGGCAAGGGCAACTTTGTTCTTTGCTCCTCCGACGTTGCTTCTGCTCTCGCAATGGCTGGTGTTCTTGATTACACACCTGCTCTCGAAAGCAACCTTGAAGTTGATGACACTGGCAACACATTCGCTGGTACAATCAACGGACGACTCAAGGTCTACATCGATCCTTACTACAGCACCACAGCAACCAAGGACTTCGCAGTTATTGGCTACCGTGGTACAAGCCCATACGATGCTGGTATATTCTACTGCCCGTATGTCCCGCTGCAAATGGTTCGTGCAGTTGGCGAAGATTCGTTCCAGCCCAAGATCGGCTTCAAGACCCGTTACGGTCTTGTTAGCAACCCGTTTGTCACCAAGGCAGATGGTACAGCCGATGCTGAAGCGATCTCTTCTCGTCGCAACCAATACTACAGAATCTTCAGAGTCGATAACCTCGTCTGATTCTGCAAACACTTCGGAAGAGTGGGGCGAAAGCCCCACCCTTCTCTTTTTTTTGGATATAAATTATGACACAAAAAGTAAGCCCGATTTCAGCACAACCAGACGCAACAAACCCGTTGCAACCTACAAGTTTTCGTTTCTTTCTACAAAGAACACCCGAAGTCACTTACTTTTGTCAGACTGCGAATATTCCTGGAATCTCTGTACCAGCAGTGGTACAATCGAATGTTTTTTCTGACATCAAGCAACCAGGAGATCGAGTCGAATTTGAAGATTTGACAATACAGTTTATTGTAAATGAAGATTTAGGTAACTGGCTTGAAATAAAAAACTGGATGACATCGACTGCACCGTATGATTCAATTGATGACAGTTCTTCAGGAAGAGTCAAGGACGATATAGAAGATGCAACACTCGTGATTCTAAACAGCAATTTGAATGAAAGGTTTCGAGTAAATTTCAGAGGAGTGTTTCCAACGAATCTAACTGCGATTGAAATGAATAGCACAGTTTCAGATATGGAACCACTCACAGCAACAGTTACTTTTTCTTACACTGATTATGAGATCGAAGCACTTTAAGAAAGGAAACAAATGAACTATCGACCAAGCAATTTTTTAGAGGGTGTCGATCTTGACGGTCGCACAAAAGCGGTGCGAGAAACAATCAAAAGAATCACAGCAAGAAGAGATAAAAAAGCAAAGAAGAGACAACTTCTTGCCAAGAAACTCAAAAACATTCGTACGAACGAAAAGTATTAATCGGAGATAACCATGAGTCGTAGACTGAAAAAACTAATTGAGGAAAAGGCCTGGGAAACTTTGACCGAACATGGTTACAATGACTCCCAATTATTTGAACAACTTAAACAAAAAGTTATGGAGAAACTAGATGAAGGTGCTGAAAGTGTTGATGAACAAAAATTTTCTGCCAAAGCATCTGTCTCCCCATCTGTCTCCCCTAGACCAGCACCTAAACCTACTTTGCCTCCAGGAGCAAATCCAAGAGACTATCCTTATCCGTTAGGAACTGGTCCAAACCCAAGCATGTTACCTGGTGGTGGTGGTAGAAAGGTCAGGGATCAACCCCCAATTTATCAAGACAATAAAGATGGTCAATTATATGTCTGGACAATGGGTCCTCCTCCTGGATGGTCTAGAACAGGCGCTACACAAACAAGTCAAATCTAATCGGAGATAACCATGAATCGCAGACTAAAAAAACTAATTGAAGAAAAGGCCTGGGAGACCTTAACCGATTATGGTTACAACGATTCCCAACTTCTAGAACAACTCACACAAAAAGTTTTAGGAAAACTCAACGAGCAACAATTAACTCCTGGTGCACCAGACTTTCCAGGTCCTGATTTTGTCAGTCCTCCTGGTGGAGGTCAGCAAGGCGGCGGCGATGGGCGACTAGGCGGAAGTCAAGGTCGAGAACCAGGCACTAGAGGTTATGTACCTATTCCAGGAGATGGTGGTTTGTTTGGTGTTCTTTTTAGATATGGACATGTGATACCAGCAAGCATTCTGGCCCAAGTTTTCAGTTCATACTACTTATTGATAGGCGGTGAGTATGTGTTAGTTCTCTTGATGAATGATGGTTCCACTAGATTGTATAGTCTTAATGGTCGACCATATACTCCTCCCCAACCAGAAGAACCAGAGGGACCTGAAGTTGATCCCCCAGTTGGAGAAGATGAACCTGATCGTGTCAAACCAGGAGGAAGACGTCCTGATTATGGTCCACAAGGAATTCAAAAGCCAACACCTACAGCCGCACCCCCAGTTTTCACATTCCCACCTTTTGGTCCAATTGATTCTGGACCATTGGGCAACTAACTTACAATTCAAAAAACCCAATCATCAAACCCCTCCCTGTGAGGGGTTTTTTGTTTGACAAGTAGTTTTTTCGGTGCTATACTTTGCACATGCAGAAACTTACACTCAAAGAAATTCAAGACATGGTTGATACTGATCTTGCCATTGATCGCACAGAACTCGAAGCAGAGTCAGCAAGAACACCACAGATTCACAACAAGTATCTTCGTCTATTCACAGACACAAGAAACTATCTTCACTCGTTGCGTCTTGAAAAGAGTCGCATGAAAAAGTTTAAGTGGCTGTATTACAATGGCAAACTCTCACAAGAAGAACTTGAAAGCAAAGGTCTTGAACCATTTCAACACAAGGTTCTCAAGACAGATCTTGCCACATTCTTTGATGCTGACGATGATCTACAAAAACTTGATGCAAAGATTTTGATGAATCAAGAAGTCGAAAAGTATCTTGAGATTGTGTTGTCACAGATCTCAAATCGTCAATGGACGATTCGAAACATGATCGAATGGTTGAAATTTACCAATGGTGTCAACTAGAATATTTTTACGGCTCATAAATAATAATGATATATGAGCGAAATTGAAATTCATTCTATTGATTCTGTTTATGTAAAAGCAAGTTGTGAACCAAGCATCGCACAAGAACTAAGCGACTACTTCACATTCAAAGTACCTGGCGCAGAGTTTACACCATCATATCGAAACAAGATGTGGGATGGTCGTATTCGTTTGTACAATCAACACTCGCAAAGAATCTATGCTGGTTTAGTGCCATACATTCACTTGTTTGCTGAAGAACGAGATTACAAAGTTGTCAATCACGCCACAAAAAAACTCAGCGTAGAAGAATCAGAACTTCGTGACTACATTGAAGAACTCAAACTGTCTGTATCGGGCAAGGAAATCGAGCCTCACGAGCACCAGTTTGATGCGATACAACACGCATTATCGAATCGAAGAACTCTCTTGCTGTCTCCTACCGCTTCAGGAAAGTCTCTAATAATCTATGCACTCATGCGTCGTTGGCTCGACGAGAACCCTGACGAAAAACTGCTGATTATTGTGCCAACCATCTCTCTTGTCTCTCAGTTGTATTCTGACTTTGAAGACTACTCAGGTCTATCAAATTGGAATGTGCCAGACAATGTACATCAAATCTTTGGCGGTCAAGACAAGAACACACACAAATCAGTTGTGATTTCGACATGGCAAAGTATCTACAAGCAGCCAAAGAAATACTTTGAACAGTTTTCTGCTGTGATCGGTGATGAATGCCATCAATTCAAGTCTCAGTCTCTCACAAACATTATGACGAAACTGACAGATTGTGACTTTCGTGTAGGTCTAACAGGTACTTTAGATGGTACCAAGACTCATAAGTTGGTAATCGAAGGTTTGTTTGGTAGCACACACCGAGTCGTATCGACCAAGCAACTCATGGACAAAGATCTTTTGTCGAAACTCAAGATTGATTGTATTCAACTCAAATATGACGATCAGACATGCAAAGAATGCAAGAAACTCAAATACTCAGAAGAGGTTGACTATCTCGTTTCAAATCCAAAGAGAAATGATTTTATTGCACGACTGGCGAAACATGCAAAAGGCAACTCACTTGTTCTTTTTAACTTTGTCGAGAAGCATGGCAAGCCATTGTTTGAACTGATCAAGAAGAACTGTCCGAATCACAGTGTCGTATATGTCTCTGGCGAAACACCTGTCGAAGAGCGTGAAGCCATTCGTAAGCAGGCAGAAAAAGAAAACAACATCATCATCGTGGCATCATACGGTACATTCAGCACAGGAATAAATATAAGAAGGTTACACAATGTAATCTTTGCTTCACCATCTAAGAGTCGCATTCGAATATTGCAAAGTATTGGGCGACAACTTCGCAAGTCTGAACACAAGGAGGTAGCGAAACTCTACGACATTGCAGATGATCTCTCTTGGAAGAGCCACAAGAATTATACACTTCGGCACTTTCTCGAAAGAATTCGTATCTACAATGAGGAGAAATTTTCATACAAGATGGTATCAATAAAAACATAGGAGATCAAAAATGGATGAATACAAGATATTTCGACTTCGATCAGGCGAGAACATCATCGCAAAGGTATCAAAGTCTTTGAAATCTCACTACATGGTGAATCGTCCAATGATCATTATGATTAGTATGATTGAAGTAGACGAAGACGAAAAGCAATCAACGACTGCAATGGCAGTAACTCTCAAAGATTGGATTGAATTCTCAAAAACACCAGATGTTCGTCTACCCAAAAACCATATTGTTACGGAGGTTGAACCAACCAAAAGCATTCTAACAGATTACAAGAACGCTAAGATTTCAATTGACAAGATGATGAACAGCAAAAATACAAAAGAGATTCTTCTTGAACAGTCTGAAGATGTATCAGCCATTCTGTCAAAACTTTCAGAAGATGAGGTAGACAAGATATTTGATTACTTCGATGCTCTTGAACAATCTAAAGACATTGACTTTGATACAGAGCATGAATCGATTCAAGATGACTCTGCAATTGATCCATTTGATGTCAATGATTGGAGAAACTGGAGCAATGACCCGAATGAATACCTTTAAGTTTTCTTTCTGGTCCTAGGCCCTAGAGTTTTTCTCATCAAGGGAGGCACCTGATATTTAGAATTGGTTTTTGACGCCATCGTAAAAAATTTCTAAAAAACCGAGGAGTTCTCCTCTTGACAAAAATTATATGGGGTGTATACTTAGACTCGTTAGGAGAAAGCCTATGGCTAAAAAATCTAAAGAACATTATGTCGATAACGAAAAACTCTTAGAAGAGATAATGGCATACAAAAAAAAAGTCCAAGAGGCAGAAGAAAATGGCGAAACTAAACCAGGCATTGGTGAGTATTTGGGAGAATGCTTCCTTAAGATTGCATCGCATCTATCAACGAAGCCCAATTTTGCGAACTATACTTTCCGTGATGATATGATTTCAGATGCGATTGAGAATTGTTTGTCTTATGCAACCAATTTTGATCCTACGAAAACAAAAAATAAACCTAATCCATTTGCTTACTTCACACAAATCTGTTACTATGCTTTTCTACGAAGAATTGCAAAGGAGAAGAAACAGATGTATATCAAGTATCGTGCGATTCAAGCCGCTGATGCAAGAGGTAGTTTTGAAGATTGGGCGAAGAATCAGAATCTAGTCGATGCAGAAAGCACAAATGCTTATGCTGACTATCTGAAACTCACATCAACTGATCTGTCTAAGTTTGAGGATGACAAGCCTTGAAGATTGCAATTATCACCGACACGCACTTTGGCGCAAGGGGTGATTCGCCAATCTTCTTGAATCACCACTTGAATTTCTTTGAAGATGTTTTCTTTCCGTGTATTCGTGAAAGAGGCATCGACAAAGTTATTCATATGGGTGACTTTATGGATCGAAGAAAGTTTGTAAATTTTCAAACACTTCAAAACGTCAAAGAAAGATTTTTGAAACCTCTTGAAAGTCTCTGTTCTGAGACACATGTTATTATTGGTAATCACGATATCTACTACAAGAACACCAGCAAAGTAAATGCTGTGAGTGAATTGTTCGAAGGTCGTGAGAAGTTTCACATCTACACCGAACCTCATACTATTGAGATTGATGGTGTTACTATTGATTTAATA